AGGGTTGCGCGACTGGTTCGAAGAGTTCAACTTCTACCACCGTGACGACCGTGGTCGCATTGTTAAGACGCGCGACGACTTACTCGATGCAACTCGTTATGCCTACATGACGCGGCGCTTTGCTAAGCGATACGGCGACATCGGAACAATCAAAGAAAAGAAAATCCCCGCCCCGATTAAACCAGTTTCCAGAGGACGATAATGGCTGATAAAGAAAGCAGGCTGGAGAGCATTCTGTGTCGCTTCGATGCAGACTGGACAGCCGGAGATGAAGCCAGGACTGAGGCGAAGAACGATTTGTTCTTCTCCCGCGTCTCTCATTGGGATGACTGGCTAAGTGATTACACAACGCTTCAGTATCGCGGCCAGTTTGATGTAGTGCGGCCTGTAGTGCGTAAACTTGTCGCCGAGATGCGGCAGAACCCGATTGACGTGCTGTTTCGCCCTAAAGATGGTTCTGACCCGAACGCAGCTGACACATTGATGGGCATGTACCGCACTGACATGCGCCATAACTCAGCAAAGATCGCAGTTAACGTTGCGGTTCGTGAGCAAGTGGAAGCAGGGGTTGGTGCGTGGCGCATTGTCACAGAGTATGAAGACCAGGACCCGACGAGCAATAATCAGATCATCAGGCGTGAGCCCATCCACTCAGCATGCTCCTCTGTCATATGGGACAGTAACAGCAAGCAGATGGACAAGTCAGACGCGCGGCACTGCACCATCATTCACTCGATGAGCAAGAATGGATGGGAGGCTTTCGCTGAAGAGCATGACATTGATGTTGATGATCAGCCGGACTTTCAGAGCCCCAATGACTGGACATTCCCCTGGGCTACGCAGGACACGATTCACATCGCTGAGTTCTACGAGGTCGAAGAGAAGAAGGAGACTGCATTCATCTATCTCGACCCGATGACGCAGGAGCCTGTTAGTTACTTCAAGCGCGACATCAAGGATGTGATCGATGAACTGGCAGAGCGAGGATTCCAGAAGGTTGCAGAGCGCCAGATTAAGCGTAAGCGAGTATACAAGACGCTGCTCTCATCCACGCAAATCTACAAAGATAAGCAGCTCATCGCCGGTGAGCATATCCCGATCGTGCCGTGCTTCGGCGAGTGGGGTTTCGTAGAGAGCAAAGAGGTTTACGAAGGTGTGGTGAGGCTGACGAAAGACGGTCAGCGACTGCGCAACATGATCATGAGCTTTAACGCCGACATCGTTGCCCGTACGCCGAAGAAGAAGCCGTTCTTCTGGCCGGAGCAGATATCCGGCTATGAGTTCATGTACAACGGCACAGATGATTACCCTTACTACCTTCTCAACCGCACAGACGAAAATGGCGGAGACTTGCCGGTCCAGCCAATGGCGTACATGGAAAACCCTGAAGTTCCTCAGGCCAACGCCTACATGCTGGAAGCAGCAACAGCAGCCGTTAAAGAGGTTGCGACGCTGGGAGTTGATGCTCAGGCAGTAAATGGTGGGCAAGTAGCATTCGACACCGTTAACCAGCTAAACATGCGCTCAGATCTTGAGACGTATGTGTTTCAGGACAACCTGGCCACTGCAATGCGTCGCGACGGCGAGATTTATCAGTCGATGGTGAATGATCTGTATGACGTGCCGAGAAACGTAACCATCACCCTTGAGGACGGAAGCGAGAAAGATGTGGAGTTGATGTCAGAGGTAATTGACTTCACCACAGGGCAGCGTGCTGTGCTTAACGATATTCGTGGCCGCTACGAGTGCTATACGGATGTTGGCCCATCATTCCAGTCAATGAAACAGCAAAACCGTGGAGAGATTCAGGAGTTGCTGAGCAAGACTGTTCAGGGTACGCCAGAGTATCAATTGCTACTCCTTCAGTACTTCACGCTGCTGGATGGCAAGGGTGTAGAGCTCATGCGAGACTATGCCAATAAGCAGCTTGTCCTGATGGGTGCCAAGAAGCCTGAGACGCCAGAGGAAGAGCAGTGGCTTGCTGAGGCGCAACAGTCCAAGCAAGGTCAGGAAGACCCGGCGATGGTGCAGGCTCAGGGTGTGCTTCTTCAGGGACAGGCGGAGCTCGCTAAGGCGCAAAACGATTCAGTTTCTCTGCAAATTGAAGCGGCTAAGGTTGAGGCTCAGAATCAGCTCAACTCCGCGAAGATTGCAGAAATCTTCAACAACATGGACCTGAATAAGCAGTCAGAATTCAGGGAGTTCCTCAAAACAATCACCAACTTCCAGCAAAGTCGCAGCGATGATGCCCGCGCCAATGCTGAGCTAATCCTCAAGGGCGACCAACATGCACATAAGCAGCGCATGGACTTCGCCAACATCCTGCAATCGCAGAGTCAAAAGTCACCTTCCGGCAGCGTAGCCGAGAATCCTCAATAAGAGAGAGTTAATCATGTACGAAACCACCGAAACTCAGGGCTCTGAGGGCCAAGACCTGCACGTCGATCCAGCGGCGGCATCCGCAGCCGATACATCGTCACATGCCAGTGACGATGGTGTGCAGGACGATGGTTTTGAGATTGTCCTGAAGGACGATGAGACCAAACCGAAGCAAGACCCGGCAACAAACGCTGAATTCGCACGTCGTCGCGTAGAGCGTAAACGACAACGCGAGCTAGAGGCTCAGGCTGAAGCAGTGAAGCGTGGTGAATTGCCGGAGCATTTGCGGGTTAATCCTGATCTTCCCCCTCAGCCAGACGTAAATCAGTTTCTGTCTGACGATGCTCTTGCTAAGTACGACTACGACACAAACCGGGCGCTTGCTGCTTTCCAGGCTGCACAGTCTGAATGGCAGATTAAGGCGATCGATGCTCGTAGCAATGCTGCGGCAGAGCAGGGAAGAAAGACACAGGAATACACCCAGCAGTCAGCGCAGTACGTCGAAGCCGCCCGTCGCCATTACGACGCCGCAGATAAGTTAAATCTCCCAGACTATCAGGATAAAGAGGAGGCATTCATGAGCCTGGCCGGCACGCAAGTGGGCTCTGACATCATGACCCTTTTCCCCGAGAAATCTGCGGTTCTGATGTATCACCTTGGGGCTAACCCCGAGAAGTTGCGTCAACTGGTTGCAATGGACGGGCGGCTTGCGCTGATTGAACTCACTCGACTCTCCGAAAAATTAACTCTCAAGCCGCGTGGGAAGCAGGTTTCCTCTGCGCCTCCAGCCGATGAATCAATCAAAGGCGATGTGACTGCAGCCAATGTAAGCGCTCTGCAGAAGCAGATGGATGCAGCTGCCGCTAAAGGTGACACGGAAACCTATCTCGCGCTCAAGGCAAAACTTAAAGGAAAAAGATAATGGCATTGTCCGAAGGTCAAATGATTACCTACGCTATCGATGAAGTGATCGAGACCGTACAAAACCTCACGCCTATGGCTGAGCGCGTTAACAAATACACCCCTCCGGGCGCATCTATGCAGCGCTCCGGTAACACCGTGTGGATGCCGCTGGAGCAGGAAGCACCTACCCAGCGCGGTTGGGATCTGACCGACAAAGAGACCGATATTCTGGAGCTCTCTGTTAAGGTCAACATGAACGAGCCGGATAACGACTTCTTCGCGCTTCGTGCCGATGATGTTCGTGATGAACGTTCATACCGTCGCCGCATCCAGGCATCCGCCAAGAAACTGGCGAACAACGTTGAAGCAGAGATCGCCCGTCAGGCCGTCGAAATGGGTTCGCTGGTTGTGACCAGCACCGGCCCTATCGGTACCGGCAGTGCAAGCAGCGGATGGGACTTCATCTCAGAAGCTGAGTCGCTGATGTTTGCGCGTGAACTCAACCGCGATTCAGGTTTGTCGTTCTTCTTCAACGCAGAAGACTATCGTCGCGCTGGCAAAGATCTGGCAGGCAAAGACTTCTACGGTCGTGTGCAGGATGACGCTTATCGCAACGGCGTTATTCAGAAGCAGGTAGCCGGGTTTGACGATGTTCTGCGCTCACCGAAGCTTCCGACCCTCGTTGGCTCAACAGCAACCGGCGTTACGGTTTCTGGCGCTCAGAAATTCAAGCCGGAAGCCTGGCGTACCGACACCGACGGCAACAAAGAGAACGTCGACAACCGCACAGCGGTGGTTAACGTCAGCTCCGGCACCGGGTTCAAGCGCGGCGACAAAATCAGCTTTGCTGGCGTGAAATTCCTGTCTCAGATGGCGAAAAACGTGCTGGTTCAGGATGCAACATTCTCCGTAGTCGCAGTGAATGGTAATGCTCTGACTATCACGCCGAAGCCGATCGCACTGGATGATACATCTCTGACCGCCGAACAGCGCGCGTACGCCAACGTTAACACTTCGCTGGCGGCCGGTGCGGCTATTTCCGTGCTCAATACCGACACGACGCAGGCTAACGTGTTTTGGGCTGACGATTCCATTCGCCTCCTGTCTCAGCCTATCCCGCTGAACCACGAGTTGTTCTCTGGAATGAAGTCTCAGAGCTTCAGCATCCCAGGTGTCGGTCTGAATGGCGTGATCGCCTTCCAGGGTGATATCGATATTCTCGGCGGCAAGTGCCGTATCGCGCTCTGGTATGCAGCGGCGGCTGTGCGCCTTGAGGGAATGGGCGTCGTCCTGCCGAATCAGGATGTCGCTACAGCGATTAGCTAAACCAGAAAGGGGCTGCGGCCCCTTCTTCATTTGAGGTGACGTATGGGCGTGATGCTTTACAGGCAGGGGCGCGGGACGCGTGTATGGGGAAAAGAGTATCAAACCATCGTAGTCAATGAGGAAGACGTTGAAGTTCATAAAAAAGATGGATGGTACTGCCACCCTAATGAGGTGAAGTCCGGGAGCGATAATCAGGAGAAGATTAAGCGCCCTCGCAAAGTAAGGGCTGATACTGATGCAGATAAAGACTAAAGGTGACATTGTTCGAGCCGCTCTACGTAAGCTTGGTATAGCCTCGAATGCCACACTAACCGATGTTGAGCCAGAGTCTGTTCAGGATGCAGTAGATGACCTTGAAGCGATGATGGCTGAGTGGTATCAGGACGGCAAAGGCATCATCACCGGATATGTTTTCTCTGATGATGAAAATCCTCCCGCAGAGGGTGACAGTCATGGTCTTCGCTCAAGCGCAGTCAGTGCGGTACTTCATAACCTTGCTTGTCGCATCGCGCCAGATTATGCCCTTGAGGCAACCTCAAAAATCATAGCCGCCGCTAAAAACGGGAAGGAGCAGTTGTACAAGCAAACTGCTATCTCCAGGGCTAAGCGATCGCCATATCCAAACCGCATGCCAGTCGGAAGCGGAAATAGTTTCGTCGGCCTGAATGGCTGGCATTTCTACCGCGGGGAGCAGCCTGATGCCGATTCAACAACTTCCGCTGATGAAGGGGACTGGTAAGGATTACCGTAATGCTGATTATGTAGACTTCCTGCCTGTAAACATGCTTGCAACTCCAAAGGAAGTCCTGAACTCCAGCGGATATCTGCGCTCTTTTCCGGGTATAACCAAGCTCAGCGATGTAAACGGAGTCAGTCGTGGGGCGTTATACAATACCAATCAGGATGCAGTGTACCGGGTATGCGGCATCAAACTTTATCGTGGGCAGGAAGAGATAGGAGAGGTTCCTGGTGTCGACCGTGTGAGCATGGCATGCAGCTACAACAGCCAGGCGGTTGGCGCCAATGGAGCAATGAAGCTTTTCCGGTATGACGGAGAGGTTAAAACACTGACAAATTGGGCTGAGTCCACAGGTTACACTCAGTATGAGCTCGGCCGTTTGAGAGACCTTTGCCGTAACCGAGGCCGCTATGTCTGGAGCAAGGACAACTCTGATTCATTCTTTATAAGCGATCTGGAAGATGAGGCTAAGCCTGACCGATATTCAGCAGAATACCGTGCAGAGAGCCAGCCGGATGGAATCATAGGGGTTGATAACTGGCGCGACTTTGTCCTTTGCTTTGGAACGTCAACAATTGAGTACTTTTCTTTAACCGGGGCCTCTACAACGCCCGGGGCGGCAATCTACCAGTCACAGCCATCGATGATGGTTCAGAAAGGTATTGCCGGGACGTATTGCAAGACTAAATATGCTGATACTCACGCCATCATTAGCCACCCGGCAACAGGCTCACCCTCTGTATACATTGTATCTTCTGGCAGCGTTCAACAAATTGCCACGGCTTCTGTAGAAAAAATCCTTCAGAGCTACTCGTTTGCAGAGCTGGCGTCTGGCGTAATGGAGTCTGTGCGATTTGAGAGCCATGAGCTGCTAGTTATCCATATGCCAAGACATGTTCTCGTTTTCGATGCATCTGTTACCGATACGGGCGCTCAGTGGTCCATTCTGAAAACTAGCCTCTTTGACCAGGCTCACCGGTCTGTTGATTTCATCTACGAGGGAAATCAGATCACCTGCGCAGACAAAAATATGCCTGTCACAGGATATCTGAATAGCTCCATTTCAAGTCAGTACGGAGAGCAGCAAGAGCACCTGCTGTATACGCCGTTGTTTAAAGCAGACAATGCACGCGCCTTCGACTTTGAACTGGAGTCAACAACCGGTGTGACGCAACTTGCAGAGAAGATGTCTGTGTCGGCAACAACTGACGGCATTAACTACGGGAAAGAGCAACTCATACCGTGGAATGCGCCATTCCGTTACGACCAGCGATCCATTCTTCAGCGCATTGGCCGGATACGCAAGAATATCGGTTTCAAAATCCGCATAGTCACATCATCACCCGTTACCCTCAGCGGGTGCCAGATAAGGTTTGAATGATGGCAGATGAACCGCAAAAGATAATTGTACAGTCAAGCCGAATTGATGCCACGATTCTTCCTCCCGGCTTCTCTCAGGCGTACAAGCTCTACGTTATCCAGCAGACAACAGACATAAAAAACATCACTGACGCCTCTAATAACGCAAATGAACTTGCATATGAGGCTACGCAGAAGAACGCCGAGCAAGATATCACTCTGGCGGATCACACCGAAAAACTTGCAGCACTCAGAAGCGAAGTAGATGACCATGAGATCCGCATAATTGCCAACTCAGGGAGCATCTCTTCTCTTAGCCTGCGAGTGGCCTCTGCTGAAGGTAACATCACCTCAATTCAGTCGGATTTGACCTCGCTCACCTTGAGAGTCAGCACCTCAGAATCAAACATCACATTGATTCAGGGTGATTATGTATCAAAATCTGCAACCTCTTCGCAATCTCTTAGCTCTCCACTGAACGTTGCCACCTCCTATTCAGTAAACGGAATAAAAGTTGTAGGGGCAAGGCAGACAGGATGGACGGCGGCGACCGGCACAGCGTTGCTTGATGCATTTAATGCCAACCAAGTATTTACTGTCAGCAACCCACCAACACAGGCAGAAGTGCAGGCCATTGCGACAGCTCTTGTTGCGAATCGGCAGCGCACAAAGGCGCTTGAGGACGCGTTGCGAAATCATGGGCTAATCAACTGATGATAGCAATTGACCCTCTTACCGGATCACAACTAATGCGTTTGTGGGGCATCCCGTCATGGCCTGACGTGGCTATTAGTTATTGGTTGTGGGATGGGTGTGCCTGTTTTGCGACGTACGATCATGCATCTCATGTTGACCTGCATATGGCTATGAGGCCAGGCGACAGGCACAGGTGCAGGGAAGCTGTTGCTGAGATGCTGGAGCTTATTGGTGAGCGAGAAATTCACGCACCAATTCGAATTGAGCACAAGCAGGTCTGCAACCTTGCCAGAAAGTTTGGATTTGTTGAGGCGTGGCGCGGTGAATTTGAGTTCATAGACGACACAACGGGAACACTAATTTTAATGAAGAGGCAGCCACATGGGCGGGATCGGTAAAGGTATTGGCAAAGTAATCGGCTCTGTAACTGGTGCCAACGCAGCTGCTGATGCGCAGGTAAAAGCAGCTAACCAGGCCAACTCAACAAATCTTCAAATCTATCGTGAACAACAGGCTCGCTTGCAACCATGGCTTAATGCTGGCCAAACGGGTCTTACTGGGCTCATGGGTATCGCTGGTCAACCAATAGACAGAAATGCACTTCTTTCGAACTACTTCGCCAGCCCTGAATACCAGCAACTTGCGGATCAAGCTCGCTATCAAGGCTTAAGCGCGGCAGAGGCAACTGGAGGGCTTGGTTCAACCGCCACGGGTAATATGCTTTCCTCTATCGCCCCCCAGTTAGGGCAGAATTACCTTGGGATGATGACAGACCAGCAGAACAATATGTACCAGCAATTAATGGGCCTCTCAAACATCGGGCTAAGCGCTGCCGGCGCGTCAAACGCAGCAGCAGGTAACTACGCCAATAGCTATGGCGAGCAGGCTTCTCAAATCGGGGCGGCAAGGGCTGGTAATTATCTGGCGAACGGCAACGCGTTGACTCAGGGTCTTGGTTATCTCTCCGGAACCAGCGCAGTTCAGGGGCTGGGGAATAGCTTAGTTGGCACCTTGAAAGGTTTGTTCTAAGGAAATCATATGCTTGCTCCTATTGATTACACCTCTGGTAATGGGTTCGCTCAGGGACTGCAACTTAAAGGGCTGCAGGACGAAAATAGCCAAAGAGCTGTCGCTCTTGAACAAGAACAGAAGCAAAGAGCTGAGCTTGAGGCATTTAAGCAAGACTGGCAGAAATCCTTTGGTGACCCACAAAAGATGTCTGCACTTGTTGCTAAGTATCCTGGTCAAATGGACGCGATTAAGTCCGGCATTGGTTTTCAGGATGAGCAGCACCAGATGGCGTTAGGCAACGCAGCAAGAGATCTTCGTGTTGCTATGGCTACAGGAAATGTTGCTGCAATCCAGAGCGCCGCTTTGAAAAACGCTCCGCTTCTGCAGTCTATTGGCTCTTCGCCAGAAGAGATTATCCAGCAGTACCAGCAGGATCCAAAAACACTCGCGCAAACTGTTGATGCGGTGGGCCTAAGCGCTCTTGGAGCCAAGGATTATTACACAACAGAGCAAAACAGGGCGCAGCTAGCAGAGCAGACAAGAAGCAATAAGGCAAACGAATCCCTTACCGCCCGCGGTCAGAACATCTCTGCACAAAATGCCAGAATGGCAGCTAATGCGCCTACTTCTGCCATGCAGAACTACGAGGTGTATTCTAAGCTCCTGAAAAATGATCCGGCGGCGGCGGCAGTATTTGCTCAGGCTGCAGGGATTAACACCACAGATAACGCCAAGAGAACTGTTCAGTTGTCTGATGGCCGCACTGTGTCTATTGGCGGGAAGCTTCATGGTGCCGGCGCTAACGCATTTTATGAAGGGGTTGATAATAGCGGTAATACCGTTCGCGTTCCGGCAAGCGCTATTTCAGCGCCTGCAAGCTCAGCAGCCAATGCGCAAAACTATGCAATGAAGAGTGATATCGACTCAATCATAAACGCAGACCCGGCAGCGTTAAACTTTATGACCGGCATCACTGGTGGATCAGGCTCGCCAGCGGTGGGGGCAGATGTAAGAAGTCGGTTTGCAGGCAAAGAGCAAAGGCAGCTTTATACGGCTGCGCAACGCGTTCAGGGGAAAATGCAGAATCAGGGCATTGCCGCGGCTCGCGATATGGGTGCAAGTGGGATAAACACAGTGGCTGAAGCGAAAATGTATTTTCAAGGCATGCCACAGGTTGATTACTCGAGCCCGGAGGCGATGCGCAACTCTTTGGCTTTGATTCAGCAATATACCAACAGCTACAACCAACAATATAACGTAAACGTGGGTAGTCCGCAGGTGCAGGCCGCTGCTCCAGTTCCTCAACAAGCTCAACCAGCAAGCCAGGCTCCTCAACGTGCGACTGGTAGCGGATACTCTTCTTTATGGGGTGACTAATGCCTAAAGCATGGAAAGACGTGATTGCCTCGCAGCAATACCAGGCTCTACCACCTGAGCAGAAAGCTCAGGCACAGGAGCAATATTTCAATGAGGTAGTGGCTCCGCAAGCTGGAGATAAGGCTGATGCCGCCCGCCAGCAGTTCTTTTCTGCTTATCCAGTTTCAACAGCACAAAGCGCATCTTCAATGTGGCAGGATGCTCCGCGACCCACAGAACAAAGCCAGTCATGGGGTGATGCGCAGCCACAATCAAGGCTCCAGCAATTGGGTAGCGGTCTCGCTGAAACTGGCAGGGGCATATTGCAGGCTGGGGCTAACGTAGCAAATATTCCCGCAATGCTGACTGATGCTGTTGTCAGTTCTGCTGCATGGGCTGGAGACAAAATAGGAATAGGTGACGGTACCTACATCCCTGCCCCGAGAGTGACAACGGAAGGCCTTGAGAAGGACTTCGGCCTTCAGCCAGGCACACTCACCCCTCAAACCACAGAGGGTAAGATTTTTTCAGAGGTGTTGCCTTACCTAACGCCAATTGGTGCAGAGAGAGTGGCTACTCAGGCTCCAAACCTTCTTGCAAGGGCGGCTCGGGCGGTTCCAAGGTTGGCTGCGGAAAACACAACCGGAGCATTGGCTGCCAATAGTGGTGAGGATGGTTCTGTAAACGGTTTTGTTGGCGATCTGGCGCTAGGTGTTGGGTTGGGTGGAGTGATAAATGCGGCTGCAAAAGGCGTAGGCAAGGCAGCAAATTATGTGGGGAATAAATACCTCCGAGAAGCCGGGGAGAAATTACGTAAAGTCATTACGCAGGGCGTTCAGCCGAGCACGCTAGAAACAACCGCCAAAGCGGTGTCTGAGGCAAACGAAACATCTATCCTTCGACATAACATCAGCATCACAAACGCTGCGGGAGATGCAGCTAATGTAACTCCACAATCATATAGAGCACTTGAGGAAGTCAGGCCTAACTATTCCGTCCTGGATTCAGCAAAAAGGCTCGGCGTTGATGAACAGCTTATTCCATCTCATTTCTCAAACAACCCGACGTATATAGCTATTGAGCAAGGTCTCAAGTCAGTGCCGGCAAGTCAGTTAGCGGCGCAAGAGCAAAAGGCAATTGCTTCTCTTGCGCAAAAGGCCGATGACCTGATTGAGTCTGCGGGTGGTACGCAAAGCCGTGCGGCGCTATCTGATAAATTCAAGGTTGAGTCTTCAAGAGCAATTGATGATTTGTCAGCCAGTTCAGATAAAATCTACGGTGAGATAAGTGCAGCCATTCCTCCAAGGACGATGGCTGAGGCCAATAACACAGTCGCGCTACTTCGCTCAAAAGCTACTGACCTTGGTGGGCCTGAAAATCTATCAGCAGCTGAGAAAATGGTTCTTAAGCGCCTCGGTGGAAAGGTTGTGACTAACGCTGATGGTACGACATCAACGATACCTCCAACCTACGCATTGCTTGATAACACTCGCAAGCAGATCGGCGCAGCCATTGGTAAAAATGAGGGGCCATTTAAAGACCAGACTACTGCGGAGTTGTCCTCTCTTTACCAGGCGATAACTAACGACCAAAAAGTTGTTGCTGATAGTCTTGGAATGGGCGGGAAATGGGACGTTGCCAAAAACTTGGTTTCTCAGCGGAAAGAGCTTGAAGAGAAAATGGCTTATGCACTTGGTAAAGATCTCACTGGCACTTTTACCAGCAAGTTGACACCTGCAATACAGAATCTCAGGAAGGGGAATTCAGAGAGCTTTCAGAAACTAATTTCTGCCACTCCTGCAAGCATGAGACAGGAGGTGGTTGCGTCCGCATTAAATGATGCGTTTACTCTGGGGTCGAGAAAGGAGGCGCAGCTAAATATCCCTGGGTTTGTAGACTGGTATGCCGGAGCCAAAAGAAATGGTTCTCTAAACCTGGTTACAAAGCACCTTCCCGATGATGCAACTAAAAGGCTCAACGACCTCTATGTGGTAGCTAATGGCATCAGGACGGCAAAATCAAGTGAGATATCAACAGGCAGGATTCAGGCTCTTTTAGATCAGTTCGATAAGAATGGGGGTATGATTTCAAAGATATACAACATTGGCAAAAAGGCTGCTGCCGCTGAAGGGGTTACATCCAGTATTGGTGTTCCGGGGGTGGGTGCTGCATCCATAATTGCCTCAAGTTTGACGGCCAAGAAAACTGCCAGAACAGTTGCGGCAGATCAGTTAATTGCATCTAATCAGTTCAGAGATGCAGCCAGAGTAATGGCTGGGGCAGATTCCTTGCGTCTCGCAAGTGCCCGTGAAGGTGTGGAGAAGGCTCTTGCTCGCAGCCGGCAATATCAGAAGTGGGCTGCGACTCTTGAGCCAGCAGAACGACAGGCAATTGCAAAAGTTGGCATCATGCAATGGCTTTTGGGGACACCGTCAGAAGAGTAGTCACAATTTTTTAATTAATACCGACCTTAGCTCAAGGCTGTGCAAGATTTATCTTGTGCGGCTTTGTTGCGCCCGGAGCAAAGTAAATGTCAGATATAACAGCCAATGTAGTCATATCAATGCCCAGTCAGCTCTTCACCATGGCGAGATCATTCAAGTCCGTCACTGACGGTAAAATCTTTATTGGTATGATTGACCTCGATCCAACAATCCCTGCCAACCAGATTCAGGTATATCTTGAAAACGAAGACGGGACGCATGTTCCGGTTCCTCAACCCATCGCCATCAACGCTGGCGGTTACCCCGTTTATGGCGGAGAAACCGCAAAGTTTGTAACGGTGAAAGGCCATTCAATGGCTGTATATGACTCCTATGGCGTTCGGCAATTCTATTTCCCTAATGTTTTGAAATATGAACCTGATCAGCTGCGACAAGAGCTAGCCGCGCCCGGTGGAGTTGACTTAGTCAATGGGGCTGCAAAGAAGGAAGATACCGACAAAATTCAGGCTCAAAACGCTGCATTTGCATATATTGAAGATTATAAGTCACTGGTTGAAGATGATGACTGGACGGCGGCAATCAATGCAGCATTCTCAACAGGAAAACCGGTTATTGGCTCTGGAACGTATAAGGTTCAAGGGATAATTGAATCGAAAGGGCAGGAGATTATTGGCGGGTTTAAGATAGATACTGCCAGGCACTCACTTGGTGTCGTGAATGTATCTTTCACAGATAAATTGCCAGGCGATGATAAGTTGCGGATCATGTATGTAGAATCTGCTTACGACCTCAGCGAACTTGCATTGATAAAATCTCTCGGCATCAACACTATCAAGCATTATGGAAACTTTGCTGCTTCTTCAGATGATAGTGCCGGCTCTGTGCAAAAGGTTCTTGATAATGCCGCTACTCTTGGTATGCGGGTTATTGCAAGCACAGAAAATGGTGAGTCCGGACTTACTACTGTGCAGTTTTTGACGAAGTACCGGTATCATCCAGCGCTGCTAGGATGGGCAACATTCGACGAGGCGATGAGCCGCGGTTTCAGCTATGCAGATCAGAAAGCCCGTTACGATTTGATTCGCCAGTATTCTAACAAGCCAATCGCCATCGTTGATGCGTGGTATGGTGCCGACGTAATTTCGGATTTGCTGCTGGAATATTACGATATTGTTTTGGCGGATCCATATGCAGTTCGGCAATCAACAGGAACTATTGAGCAAAGGGTTGCCAATGACCTGAACCGCATGCGCCGGAGCTTTGCTGCAATGGTGGCTCATAGCAGACAGAAAAAAGTCATCCCTGTGCTGGGAACCTTTACTTCATCTTCAGGCGCAGGTACTGATGATGTTACACAAATCCTGAGAGGGGCTGAGGTTTTCCGCAACGCTGGAAACGGTGAGTTTGCTGTTTTTGTATGGGATGGAGCAGGTGACCCTACGATAACTGGTGGCATCCGATCTAACACATCTTTCAGGTCTTTTGTGGCTGCGACTGCTGAGATTAAGTACCCGGTGCCGTACAAGACTGAGGCTTTCCTTTTCGGTGGTAATAATGTCACAGGGCATAAGCCGCTGAATGACATTATTGACAGGGTTGTGCGTAGTGATGGCTTCAGTTCTGATACCTTCCTGGGGCAAAAGGCATACCCCATTCAGGTTATCAGCGGTTCAACAACTTCTGACCGAACAACTCCGACTGCAGGGTGGAATAAATCAGGCATAGGCTTTAAAGGCACCCTAGCTATGCTTGTAACCAATATACCATTCAGGAAAAATCTCGTTGTCTTTGGCGAGTACAGTGCAATAACGCCGGACATAGGTAACGTTAATGGAAACTTCACGCTGTTTGGATCATATGATGGCGGATATACAGCTATTCAGCGTAGCGACCAGGTTGCTACTGGTACGTCTGTTCTCATTGAGCAATACGCTACGACGCCAAATAGCAACGAGCGACTATGCATCAGGACATCCGCTGTAATTGACTCAAACTATATGAGAAGAATTTTCTCCGGGTTAATCGCATCAACAGAGTGGTAAAGTAAAGGCCGCTATATGCG